ACTGGTGATGCAACAGTTGTAGCTAAGCATATCACTGGTGCGTTTGTTTCACAGAGTGGATTTACTTGGAGATATGCTGTTGCATATCCAGAGCAAAGTGGTTACCAAGGTAAAGGTAGAGTAAATTTACAAGCAAACAGTAATATTGTTAGTGGTGATGTAAACACAATTTTTGAAAGCGAATTTCAAACTGGATGGAGTATTCGTATAAATGGCAATGACTACGAAATTGCAACAATAGATAATAATGGTCAATTAACTTTAGTTGACCCAGTGACTGTGGTTGCAACTCTAGATATCTATTATGTTATTCCACCAAAAGAAAGAATTTTCTTATCACCATATACACAAAACTGCTCATGTATCTCTAAGTTAGGTAAGGCAGTATATAATAGTATTACTGGAGAATATGATGCGTCTAAGACAAGAGCAGGTGGTCTCTTTGCTGATGGTGCTCAGCTCAACAGCAATAGCCCTCTTGAGTCTATGGTTGTGGATGCATTCACCCAAATTGTATTTGGGTCAATTGGTTTCCACCTAAAGAATGATGCCTATGCTCAGTTAGTTTCTATTTTCCAAGTCTTTGAGTCAGTTGGTGTCTTAGCAGAATCTGGTGGTTATGCTTCTATCACTAACTCTGCTACCAACTTCGGTTTCGAGGGTTTGAAAGCAGTAGGTTTTTCAACAAATGTATTACCTATCTTCTCTAGTGGTCAAGTATCAAGTATTCAAAATATTACTAAGACAGATGTCAATACTGCTCCTAGTGATATTGTTGGCACACAATTTTCATCTATCTCAGGTGGTAATGCATCTAGAGTAACTATTGAAGTTTCCATCGTTGATATTGGTAAGTTTGAGAGAGGTCAAACTATTACAATTACCAACCACTCATCAACACCCAATATTAATGGCACTGGTAAAATTATCGATACTGTTGATTTCCAGTCAAATAGAATTTCTATTATTGAGCAAGTTGCATATGATGCAGCAACCTTTGTTGATGGTGGCACAAATGGTGAAATTGAAATTGCTACAGGATCTGTATTTACAAAACTTACAGTTACTGGATATGAAGCACCCCCAATTCCAAACTATGTTTTACAGATTCCAAACTTGGGCCTCGACCCAACTGGCAATCAACATGTAGTTGGAGAACTCCTTTCTTACGATGCAGGTAATTTCACAGAGTTTACTACCAACTTCCCGATTGAAGATAATATAATTGCTAGTATTTCAAACAACGACGCAGCACTATTATTTGCACCATCTACTGTTAACAGTTCTTCCCATACGTTTGAATACGTTGGCACTGGTATTAACTACACTGCATTCCCACAAAATGGTGGTCTTACTGATGAAACAAAACAGAGTGTTGAAATATCTTCTGGTAAAACTTATGTCAGTGCTACCGACCAGAGTGGTAACTTTAGTGTTGGACCATTCTTCAATGTAAACCTTAGAAGTGGTAAGGTTACATTTAATGGGTCTGTTGCTCTTGGAGTCCTGGATTCTCTACAACTAAAAGGGTCCCCTGGTGTCCCAATCTTTGAATTCTCCCCCGACAATGATTTAGGTGGTGCGATTGCTAGAGCAGATACCGTATTACCTACACAGAAAGCAGTCAGAGATTATATCAATAAAACTTCCGTTTTAGGAAACTTTATTGGTTTAAACAAAGGTACATCAAGCATTCCTGGTCTACTTGTCCAACTAGATGCTAGTGGTAAAATTGATTCTGCTCAAATTCCACAAACATCAACCTTTGTTGTATATACTGTAGAGTATGCTGTTGAACGTTTACAGGATTATATTCCTGAAGCAACAAAAACTGTTGTAAGTAATACGACTACAACTATTGAATTGAATACTGTTGTTGACTTGACTGATGGTCAGTTACTATCTGGTAATGGTATTCCTGTAAATTGTAGAATTGTAGTTGGTGGTATCAATACTTCTACAAATACTATTACAGTTGACCAAAACTTGCCTGCACTATCTGTAGGAGCAAGTATTGATTTCTTAGGCGATGCACTAAAAGCAGGTGATATCGTCATTCAGAAAAATGAAGCTGATGGAGACCCCAACACACTTCTACAAACTTGGATTCTAACTGCTCTACCTGCAACTGACCCCAATAACTGGGAGTTGATTGCTCTAAACCAGTTGGATGCTGCCGCTATTGTTTCTGGAGTTATTTCTCCATCTAGACTGGGTAGTGGAGTTGCTAATGATGACACTTATCTAAACGGTCTTAATAAATTCACACCTGTTGTTAAAGGTTTACAACCACCAGCAAACTCTGCTATTACTATATCAGGTAGTGCAGACACTCTCAAGAAAACTAGTATTGCGGTTAATATATCGCAAATTACGTGGTCTACAGATACTATTACAGTAACAACTGCAGTAAATCATAGTTTATCTACTGGAGATTTTGTAGAAATTGAATCTGTCCTTCCCGACACATACAATTCTCTACAGCAAGTAACAGTTACTTCTGCCACTGAGTTTACTGCACAAAGAGTCGGCAATCCTGGAAGTTATATCGGCGGTGGTACTATCACTGCAGGTATTTTAAATGAAAGTGGTTTTGTTGAATTAGATGTCAATGCTGCAGAATATTCTCCTGGTCAGGCAAGTGGATCCAGTAGTCGTGGTGTTGCTAGTTACTTATATGAAAGATTTACGATTGATACACAGAATGTAATAGACATTCGCGACAAAGGTATTGGTCTAGGTAAGATTCAAAATATTGGTCCTAAGACACTATTGGGAAATGCTGGTAGTTTATCAGCAAACCCAGAAGAAATCGAAATTGGCGTTGGTGTTGCTGGTGTTACTACTTTTAGAATTGATAAATCAGCAACTACTGGTAACTATACAATATTCGATGAAGGTACGTCTCAACAACTGGGGGAGTTGCCAACATTGCAATTACTTCCAGGAAAAGAATATGTATTCCGTATTGGCACAATTACTGGACAACCATTCAATATTGTAACTTCTCCTGGCACAGTAGGTGCTAATTTATATACCGATGGTGTTATTGGTCAGGGCACAGAAACTTTAAATGACATTGTAAGATTTACCGTTCCTCAAGATGCTCCCCAATACTTATATTATCAGTCTAGTGGCAATTCTAATAACTATGGGCAAATTAAAGTTATTAAAATCCCTGATAACTTAGAAATTTTTGATAGTAATTCTTCCTCGCAACATGTCTTAGATGAGTTTGGTATCGGAGCATTAAATACAGTTGAATACACTATTCAAATTAAGAATACTGTAGATCCGTATTTCCATAGCACAAAACTTATGGTGTTGCATGATGGAACTGATGTTTATATCAATGAGTATGGCACGGTATTTAATAATAGGAGACTAGGAGATTTCTCTGCGGAGATTTCTGGTGGTAATCTTAGACTTTTATACACACCAGCTCCAAATAACAATGATTACTTGAATAGATTAATTATTCAGAAAAATTACATTTTAAGTTGACATATATGGTATAATAAATATACCGTGTCTATATTAATGCATCCATGGCAGCAACTGATTTGAAAGCAAATTTCCAGAATCAAATGAAGGAAATCGAAGAGAAAATCCTTCAGATTCAAGCAGAGTTAAAAAAAGCAGAAGAATACAAGATTAAACTTGTAGGTGGGCTTGAGACTCTAGAATTGATAGAGCAACAAAGTATTACTCCTCCAGATGGACTCATAGGATCTGATGACCTAGGAGCACTTCCCGAAACAACTGCAGAATAATTACAATACCCTTCTTATAAATATATAAGAAGGGTTTTCTTATATCTAATGGCAGCTATACCAATTAACTTGATTATTGAGCAGAGAGCAGACTTTGAAGCAACCTTCACCATTTCTGGTGCAAATAATGTTTCTTTAGATTTAACTAACTACTCAGCATCTGCTAAGATTAAGAAAAACTATACATCTTCAACATCAACAAACTTTGCTGTTGTTTTTTTAGACAGGACTAAAGGTAAGTTAAAATTGACATTAGATTCTTTCAATACAAGCATGTTGAAGGAAGGTCGTTATGTTTATGACATTGTTATCACTAACTCAGTTGGTGGGGCAAAGCGTAGAGTAGTTGAAGGACAAGTTACTATCACACCTGGAGTTACCTGATGGCAGAAGAATACCAAGTTGTTTTATCTTTTGATAATGAAACAACTGTTAGTTTAGACTCTGCATTAAATAATCAAGTAAATTCAGATTTCAACATCCAAACAACACAGCTCGTGGCACAAACTATCGAAGATTTAGGTAATGTCGATACCTCTGCTCTTGACAAAGCAGGAAATACAACTGACAAATATGTAATGGTATGGGACGCTGGCCAACAAAAATATGCCTTCGTCAACCCAGACGCTGTTCTTTCAGCAGCGGCAGATGCAACCGCACCGAATCAACCAGGACTTCCACAAGACTTTATCGATTCTCTCGATACTGATTTGGATAACCTTATCGATGTTGATGCTGGGTCTTTCTAATCTATAAATAATACTAGAATTCTGTACACCATAGGAAAAATAAATGGCGGCACCACAAATTAGATTTAAGAGGGGCGCTGAGGCAAATTTACCCGCTCTCGCCGCAGGTGAGCCCGCTTTCGTTAATGATGAATTTAATCTATATCTTGGTCTTGATGGCACATCTGGCAATAATAAATTTTTAGGCTCTGCCCGTTATTGGGTTAAAGAGACTACAACATCAGGTCATGCAGTTAAACTCTATTCTCGCACAGATGGAAGTGGCGGTGGTAGCGTAAGTCTTGCTGCTCCCGACGTATCATCTGATGTTTCGTTTGTATTACCTGCTGCTGATGGCAGTACTGGTTTTCTTTTAACAACAGACGGCAGCGGCAATTTAACGTTTGAAGAACCAGCATCATCTTCAATTACTCTTGCTGCCGATACTGGCACCAATGACACTTACAATACTGGAGAAACACTAACCTTTACTGGCGGTGAAGGTATTGATACTTCTGTATCAGACAACCAGATTACTATTGCTGCTGAGTTAGCAACAAGTTCTAATGCTGGTGTTGCATCATTTGACTCGACTGACTTTACAGTAAATGCTGGCGCTGTTACTGTCAATGAAGAGAGAATTCAAGATATTGCTGGCGCTATGGTCAGCAGCAATAGTGAATCTGGTATTACAGTTGCATATGATGATGCCAATGGCAAAATAGATTTTGACGTTGCTGATTTCACTATCACTCTTGGTGGTGACCTATCTGGTAACGTAACTGTTACTGACCTTGGTAATGTAACTCTAACTGCAACTATTGTTAATAACTCGGTTGAGCTTGGCGCTGACACTACTGGCAACTATGTCGAAGACGTAACTGCAGGTGCTGGTCTTGTTAAAACTTCTACTCTTGGTGAAGGACAAACAGTTGACCTAGCAATTGGTGCTGGCACAGGTATCACAATTAATGCTGATGATGTAGAGATTAAAAACTCTGCTAATTTGACCGATGCCACAGTAATGGCATGGGATGACTCTAATGGTCAACTAGTTGATGCTCCTATTACCTATAGTGGATCTACTGTTACTACTGGTGGTGATTTGGTAACTACTGGTGACTTAACTGTTACTGGTAATGACATCAAATCCAGCACAGGAGCTACGGTTTTCACCTTGTCTGCTGCAAATGCAACTGCTGCTGGAAACTTCGTTATCAATGGTGACTTAACTGTTAGCGGTAGTACTACAACTGTTTCAACAACAAATGTTGTTGTCGATGATGCTGTATTGGAATTAGGCACTGTTAATGGCGCTGCTCCTGCTTCCGCCACAACAAATGACCTCGGTTTCAGATTCCATTATCATAATGGCACTGCTGCTAAAACATCTGCTGCTTTCTGGGATGGCAATACTGGTTTCATTTTTGTTGCTGATGCATCCGAATCAACTGGTCCTCAGTTAGCTGGTGGACTTGCTGATATCCAAGTCGGTGGTCTATGGATGGGAGACTTCGGTACTCCAGCTAACCAAGTCCTACAAAATAACAGTGGCACATTCGAGTTGGTAAATACCCTCGTAGATGGCGGCTCATTCTGATAATTAAAGGAAAAAATTATGAATGATATTGAAATTGATTATTCGTCATTAGTTCAGGTCTACCAGAAAAGAATGGCAGACCTGATTCATCAAAACATCTTATTTGAGACCAGAGGCAATCTTCTAGCACAGAAAGTAAATTCCTTACAGGAACAAATTACTCAGTTAGAAGAAAAGAAGACCCCTGTTACAAAAAAGAAGCAAGCAGTAAATACTGCCCAAGAAGACTTTACATAAAGTCACCTCACGCTAAATAGCACTATTTGAGAGGAGCCATATGGCATCGCCACAGATTAGAATTAAACGTACTGCTGTAACTGGGCGTGTGCCCTCTACGGCACAGCTCGATCTGGGCGAATTAGCTATTAATACCACTGATGGTAAGCTATTCCTAAAAAAGTCATTAAATAGTGTTGAAACAATCATCGATGTTGGATCTGCTACTTCTCTTGCAGGCGGCACAGGTGAATTTCAATTCAATGATAACGGCGCTTACGGTGCATCTCCAAACCTATCATGGGATGGATATAACGTAACTGCCGAAGACCTTAAATTGGTCGGCACCCTCACTGCTAATGGTAGCACTGGGGCATCTGGTTATGTTCTGGCATCTACTGGATCTGGTGTCCAGTGGATTCAAATGCCAGGTCTTCAGTTATTTCCAACTGGAGATTATAATGCTGGGGCGGACCCCAACGACCCACTAGCAAATACTACTGACGCTTTTGGTGTCTCTACTATTCCTTCATGGGATACTATGGGACCTATCGGCACATTATTATTAGTTGATTTAGGAACAGTTTAGAAATATTATAGGTATTAAGTAATGGCAACTCAGGTACAATTTAGAAGGGGAACAGCAACCCAAAATAATGCTTTTACTGGCTCTGAAGGTGAGTTGTCGGTAAACCTTAGCAATTATTCTCTTAGGTTGCATGATGGTGTATCTTCTGGTGGATATGAAATTGCCAGACAAGATTTTACTAATGCAACTTTTGGTGCAACTGTATTACCCACACTAAATACTACCTACAATCTTGGGTCTAGTGGATTTAAATTTCTGAATGTGCATTCACAGGAATTCACTGGAGCACTTACAGGTAATGCAGATACTGCTACTGCGCTAGAAACAGCAAGGTCTATTAACGGTGTTTCTTTCGATGGCACTGCAGATATCACCATCGAAGCAGAAATTGAAGCAACTCTATTCATCGATGAAGGTCTAGAAGACTCTGGTGGATTGAGTCAGTTTGATGGTGGCACTGACGTAACTTTACGTCTCAAGAATTCTCCTAATTTTTCAAACAATACTATCCAAAGATGGGACGATACTAATACTCAATTTGTAGATTCTGCCATCACAGATGATGGCACTACTATAACGATTGCTGGTAACTTGAATGTTACTGGGTCCACAACTACTATTTCTACAACCAATTTAGAAGTAGCAGATAAACTGATTGTCATTGGTGATGGTGCTACCACTACACAAGGTGCTGATGGCGCAGGATTTAACATCGGCACTTCAGGTGTATCATTAACATATGACCTAGCAAATACTTCCTGGACATCATCCGAGAGTTGGAATCTTTCTACAGGTAAAACATATAAGATTGCAGGCAGCACAGTAATTGGTGCTACTTCTCTTGGTAGTGGTGTTACTGGGTCTTCCTTAACTTCCGTTGGCACTCTAACATCTTTGGATGTTTCTGGTGCTACTACTTTAGATACATTAGAAGTAACCAATGCTTCTATATTCAACTCTGCTATAGCTTTTCCTGATGGATCTGGGGCAAATTTTGGTGATAGTGCTAATCCAGATCTTCAAATCTATCATACTGGCACCACTTCCAACATTAGAGAAAAAGGTACGGGTAACCTCAACATCTGGGGTGATGATATTACCGTCTTGAATTCTGCTGGTACAGAAGTTAAGGCGCGATTCAATACTGATAATGCAGTATCTCTTTATTATGATAATAATATCAAATTTGAAACCAGCGCAAACGGTGTTTATATTACTGGCGAATCTCAGGCAGACAAAAGTATCTATAGAGATTCTAGCAATGGCACAAATGTTTCTGAAGTTGATATCATTCACCTTGATAATCTCAGTGCAAATACATATACTTTGGATACTTGGTCTTATACCACATATGCTGCTTGTGAGTATTTAATTTCATGTGTCAATGCAACTGCAGGAGAGCAACAATATTCTAGAGTTACTATAATGGCAACTTCTTCTGGTGATAGATATCTCACAGAATCTAACGGTCTTTATACAGACAGTGCCAGTGAATTATTTGAAGTTGGCGCAGCATCTAATAGTGGAAATATTCTTGCTAATTTTACAACCAGTGTCGCTAATAGTGATAATGATTTTAGAATTCAAGTAACAAGGATATACAGATAAATATTAAACACACACTATAAACGGGGAGAGTGAACCGTGGCAGTATACAATAAGGAATTTACAGTAAAAAACGGACTGGTTGTTGAAAACAACAACTCCGTAAAACTTAGCACAGGAACAGGCACATTACGCTATGTTTCTATTAAAGCACCAAATGCTTTAACAGGGGACTATGAATTAACATTCCCTGTAGATGATGGAGCAGCAGATGAAATGCTCATCACTGATGGATCAGGCGCTCTTGCTTGGGGCAAGGTCAACACCATCAATATGTTTGCCAATTCGGTAACACCAGTTATTCTTGAAGACACTGGTGACTTTACGATGAATACTTTATTAACTAATAAAGTTAAGTCCACAGGTGACATGATAATCGACCCAAATAATGATGATGGTGTTACTGGTGTTGTTGAAATTAAGGGTGACCTAATTGTTAGAGGTAGTAACAATATTGCTGCTGGTGCAAGTTTTGCTGTAGAGACTGGAGATTTTACCGCGCAGGTAGCAGGTAGATATCTAGTTGATACCGATACTAATGCAAATGATATTACTGTTATATTGCCAACTTCGCCAAACATCGGTAATACGATTACGTTTGCTGACATGAAAAACAGCTGGGATGCATACAACGTAATTTTAGATGCAGGGACTGGTAAGACATTCCAAGACAAAACAGGAGATTTAGATTCTCCTTATATTCTAGACGTAGCTGGAGTAGATGTACTCGTTGTCTGGACAGGAGCTCTCTGGAAAGTATACGCTTAATCAAAAACCTTAAATATTATAAATACATGTGACGATATAAATAAAATTGATTCTAGAATACTCTTGTTGGGGTTTAAATGGCGCTATACCTAAGTGAATCAGGCATGGATGGAAGTTCGAGTAGTGGAGGTGGAATGTATTCCTATTTTAACCAATCGAATCGCTTCTATTTCCACGCTCTCCGTCGCGATGCTGACGGAATGCTTAACTATACTAAGACAAATACTTCTGACAATGAAGTCATCGATGTTTTCAACACCGATGGGACGGGTCAGACAGATTTCATGGATGCATGGAATAATGTTGTTGAAGTTGGTGCAGTAAAATCTGTCTCCTTTATTTCTGGAGGTATTCCAAACGATACTGATGCAAATGTTACTTACACTGTAAATGGATTGGTTGGTAATGGAGATGGTGAAGGTGAACCAAACCAGGTGCCAGGAGAAGGATTGAATTTACTTATCACCAGAGACGGTGTAGGATTAATCAGTAGTTTCCAAATCCATTCTGGCGGTGCTTCATTCTCCCCTAATGAGACTGTAACAATTGCCTCATCTAAAATCAACGATGTTACTGACCTAACTATCCGAATTGAGGATACGATTAAATCATATAGTAATAATGAAAACATTGATAAATATCAACAGTATAAGTTTGAAGCAAGAAAGATAACCTACTTCATTGATGACGAAGGTTATTTTGTTGCTCGATTTGGGACCTACGATTATAACGCAGGACCTACATAACTGCCCAACGGCACAAACATCTTTTATTCATCACCACGGATTCATAGGAAATATAAAAAATGGCTGATTTCAGATTAGGTAGACTAAAATTCAACTGGAGAGGAGATTGGCAAGCATCTACCGCTTATGTCATTGACGACATTGTTGCCTTTAAAGGTAATACTTACGTTGCTGTCGTCAATCACACCTCCGCCTCCGACGAGACTCAGTGGGACTCCACTGATTATGATATCGCAACACCAAGATGGCAGTTACATGTCCCTGGCACCAGAATGATGGGTGTTTGGACAGTAAACACTTTCTATGCTGTTAATGATATTGTCAGCTTTGGCGCTAACCAGTATCTATGTGTATCAAACCACACCTCCCCTGCTGCAGAAGATTTATTCTACTCGGCTCAAGTCAACTGGTCACTATATGTAAGTAGTGTTGAATATAAAGGTGCTTGGTCTAACGGTGTTTATTACAAAAACAACGATATTGTAAGATATGGCAATAGTCTATATCTTTGCGATGTTGCACACACATCTGGAATTAGTTTCGACGAATCTAAGTATCAACTATACCTAGAATCTCTTAAGTTTGAAGATTCTTGGTCTAATGCTATTGAATATCAACCTGGAGATATTGTTAACTTTGGTGGTTACACCTATGTAGCATTAACAATCCACACTAACCTCCAACCAAATTCAAATACCTCTGCTTGGGATATCCTAACCACTGGTTTTGATGTTAAGGGTGTGTATGATAATGCAGTAGAATACGTCCCAGGTGATGTAGTTCAGTTTGGTGGTAACACTTTTGTTAAGACTGTTACTGGCAATGCTGGTGTATATCCTACTGACGCATCTGCTTGGGAATTAGTTAGCAGAGGTCTCAACTGGAGAGGTCCTTGGAATTCTGGCAATACATATCAAATCAATGATGTTGTATCTTCAACGTCCGCATCTTGGGTATGTCTAACTGACCAAAACATCAACATTGACCCTATTGCAGACCAAACCAATACTAGTGGCGCAAACTGGCAGGCACTTGCACAAGGTGAGTCTACCCTAACTCTAGCAAACCCTGGTGACCTCCTATTCCGTAATAACGGTGGAGCAAATGTTAACCTCGCAATTGGCAATCAAGGTGATATCCTAACAGTTGACGATGCAGGTCTTCCTGCTTGGGAAAGAAACAACTATTGTGCTAACGTTTACTACGTTGCAACTGACGGCACAAACGACCCAGACTTTGGTAAGAATATTTCCAAACCTTGGAGATCTCTTGGATATGCTCTCAGCCAAACTGCATCGCAAGGTACTGCTGATAACGTTGTAACTATCTTTGTTAAGTCAGGTACTTACGAAGAGCAACTACCTCTTGTCACGACTCCATACGTTTCTATTGTTGGCGATAACCTTCGTGCTACGGTTATTAAACCCGATCCTAATACACAATCAACTGATGCATCACCTGTAGAGAACAGATTCTCTACGATGTTCTTCTTGTCTGAGTCCGTAACTCTAAAAGACCTTGTTATGGTCGGTATGGAAGGATTCACTCCTGCAGTTGGTGCGAATAATGCTTGGGACATCACACAGGCAACTATCCGTGGTGTATTCATGCGTTTACATCCTAACGACCCAATTACTGGCAAGTCTCCTTACATCACACAGTGCTCAGCATTCTCTGGTCGCCCTGGGTCATCTGATGCAAATAGCGGTGGTGGTGTTGGTTGTATTATTGATAAGAGTATCTACTCTGTCACCTCCAATGGCTCTATGCTGTTTGACTCCTTCACACAATTCCAAGATGGTGGTGTAGGTTTCTGGTGTAAGGACCTAGGTAACGCTGAAATCGTTTCTTCCTTCACCTACTATGCACACATTGGTTATACTTGCACAGGTGGTGGTAGAATCCGCTCTGTTGCTGGTAATAACTCTTATGGTGAATATGGTTGTGTAGCTTCAGGCACCGACCCAACAGAGACAGCACTTACAGGTACTGTTAGAGGTCAGAGACTCAATTTCCTTTATGATGAGAATTCAGTCCTATTCAAGAAACTTGAGCAAGTTGTTCAAGGTGAAGATGATGGACTTGGAAACATTGACTACTCCACAAGCAACGCAAACTATGCTCTTGCATTGGTCTTATATGTCCAAGATGAGTATTTACTAATCGAGCCTATTACGGGCACGTTTGCAAACGGTCTTCCAATTCAAGGTGTTTCTTCAGGCACCGTTGTTGGGTCAGGCGCTACTGGCACAACAGATGTAGCAGCTGCTCTTGTAGGCATCTCTGGTAAAATCTTTACCATGGATAACCTACCTGTTGCTAGTGGACAAGCAGTCCTACCAAGACCAAACTCTTCGACAAATTTCTTGAATGTCTCTGGGTCGTCACAGTATGATGACGGTGGATTCTTCGTTGTTGCTGAAGTTGTTGACCCATCAACTGCTCAAAACCTCTCACTAGATACTCTTCGTAGATACGACAATCCTGGTGCAGCACCAACTGGTGTTGAAATTCAGAGCATTGCATATTCTAGCGATACTGTAACTATTGTAACTTCCGCATCACACGGTCTTACTTCTGGTGATGAAGTAATCGTCGTACTTGCAAACCCAATCTATCAAGCATATGGAAGTGGAGCTTTTGAAAGAGAAACGGTTTCTCTTATCGATGGCACAACATTCTCATATACACAAACAGGTTTAAATGACATCAGTCCTGCTGTTAACCAAGGTGGATCTAAGGTTTACCTACAGAGCAGCAGCGGTGGTAGCACAAAAGCAGTACATACTGGTGGTACTGACGTTGACCTCTATAATGTCTCTTCTACTACAACTAGATTGGACAGAGCAGGCACACAGGCTCTAGACAGCTCAACCACTGACATCACCTTCCAAGATACTTCTATCCTATCTGGTATGACTGCTGGTGCAGATAATTTCATTCTTCTCGGTAATGAGATGTGTGAAATCAGTGCAATTAACGCTGGTCTTGGTGTAACGGTTACTAGAGGGTCTGAAGGCACTACTGCAGCAGAGCATGCTGACGGTAGCGTTGTTTACTATGTAACTAAGACTGGTGCAGCAACCACACTTAAAGGTGATATCGATACAGCAGTAACTTCTCTACCTGTATTCTCTATCGCTAGTTTCGATGCTAATGATATCATCAAAATTGAGAATGAATTCTTAAGAATTACTGCTGTTAACTCTGCGTTAGTTGGACAAGCAACAGTTACATTCTCACAACCTAAAACAACTGCTGCAGCAAGTGGTCAGTCCTTCGAGATGCGTCTAAACTATTCACAGGTTAGACTTACTTCTCATGACTTCCTACTTATCGGCACAGGCACCAAGACAACTACTAACTGGCCCGATCAACCTCTACAAGATCCAAACCAACTTACAGAGGTTTATGAAGACTACCCAGGTCGTGTATACTATGTCTCCACTGACCAAGATGGCAACTTCCGTGTTGGCGACTTCTTCAAGGTTGAGCAAGCAACTGGTAGTGCAACACTAGATGCTAACGCATTCGACCTAAGCGGTCTTGCTTCACTACGACTAGGCACTATTGGTGCTCAGTTGGGAGCATCGATTAATGAATTCTCCACAGACCCAACTCTTGGCGGTGACTTCTCTAGAGATACTGCATGCGCTACTCAGTTGGCAGTTAAAACTTATGTTGATAACGCAACTGGTAGTGGTATCGCAAGATCTGCACAACTGGTGGGTGTTAATACTTTAGAGTCATCTGGCACAACTGCAACCGTAACATCATTTGTAGCGAATAATGTTTTCCAAGGTGATGAAATTATTGTTGATGGAGCACAGCAAGCAAATTACAACGGATTATTTATTGTCCAGAGTGTTGATGTTACAAATAATCAGTTTACTTATACAATGCCTGGTACTGCAGTTTCTCCTGCAACTGGCGCTATTACATGTGAAAGAAAGCAAAAAATTGCTACTGACTTAGACATTGTTGGCAACACGAAGACACGTCCTACCTGGAATGAATCTTCTACTGTCTTCAATGCAATCTCCATTGATGTCACTGACACTAGCTCCCAGAGTACATCTTCTCTAATTAAAGCAGATGTTGGTGGAAGCACCAAGTTTGCTGTTGACAAAGCAGGTAATATCACTGCTGCTGGTAACCTAAGTATTTCAGGCACAACAACCACTGTTAACTCAACCAATTTAGAAATCACCGATAAGGAGATTATCATTGGTAGCGGTGCTGCTGACGCTGCATCTGCAGACGGTGCTGGTATTGTAGTTGGCACATCTGGTAGACAATTTAAGTATGATAATGGCAACACCAGATGGAATCTATCTGATTCTCTTAACGTTGGTGGAAACGGTCTACAAATCGGTGGTGTCCAAGCCATATCGCAGAGCACTCTTGGTTCTGGTATTACTAACTCTTCACTAACTTCTGTTGGAACTTTATCTGCACTACAAGTTAGTGGAGTCTCTGGTTTTGCTGGCGTCCAGGAAAGAGTTAACGTAAGGACTTCTGGTGAGTCTGGAAACGTAACATACGACTTCGGAAATCAAGGCGTTTACTATCACCCATCACTTGCTGGTGACATCACAGTCAATGTCAGCAATGTCCCTGTTGCATCAGGAGTGCCGAGAGCATACACTATTGCGGTAGTTGTTTCTCAAGGTGGATCCCCAAGAAAAGTTAACAACTCTTTTGGTATCAATGGCAGTTCTTACACTATTAAGTGGGCAGGTGCCAACGCACCGACTGGAAATGCAAATCAGCATGATATCTGGTCTATTTCAATGGTGTATGACGGTAGTACATGGAATGTTTATTCCGCTGCTACAACCTTCGCTTGATTTAATATATAATATAATAGGAGGAAATTAAAATGCCATTTTTAGGAAGTTTTACAGGAAGCAAATCTTTTGGGGGATTTGGTGGAGGAGGAGGTAGTCTAGCAGCTTGGATTACCGATAATTCGTTTAGTCTGATAAGCGGTACTGATGGTCAACCCAGTGCCGTTTATGAAAGAGTATTTACTGGAACTAGTGGAGGGAATTATAATGCCTCCCAAGCTAATATAAGTTATAGTTTGACAGCACCACCTGTCCCAGTAAATGTGCAAGTAGTACTTGTTGCAGGCGGTGGTGGTGCTCCAGGGGGCATCGGCGGCGGTGGCGGCGCTGGTGGAGTATTATATCACCCTGCTTACACACTATCCACTACTACTGATACTAGTATTACTGTCGGTGGTGGTGGCAATGGGGGCGCGAGTCATGGTGCCTACGGGGTCACTGGAAACAATTCCACATTCGCTACTTTACAATGTAATGGTGGAGGTCGTGGTGGCAGATGGTCAGGCGAACCTGGGCAACCTGGTGGTTCAGGTGGTGGTGCTAATGCTCATTGGGGCGGTTACTATAGTGGTGGACCTGCTACCGCACCATCAAATCCTGGTGCAACCCACTATGGAAACCGTGGTGGGCAGAAAAATGAATGCCCAACATATATTGGTGCAGGCGGTGGCGGTGCTGGTGGAAATGGTTATTCCCAAGGTGGTTCTGGCAGGGTCCTCTTAGGTAGAGGATATGCTGGCGGCGGCGGTGGCGGTAGTCACTATGGATGGGGTTATTATCCTCCTTCTTCAGGTGGCAGCTACGGCGGCGGTAGAGGCACTCAATGGCATCACAATCCTGGTATTAGTGGTTCTGATAGAACAGGTAGTGGTGGTGGATGTGGTCATCACTCTCCAGAAAATGCTGGAGGCAGAGGTGGAAGTGGAGAATGTATCGTCAGAGTAAAAGGAGACGGGACGACAATCTAATAAATAGTTGAAACAATAAATTTATATTATGTCTTATTCATTTGAGAATATTACTATCGTTGGCGGTGGTTCATCTGGTTGGATGACTGCCGCCACTTTTGCTAGGTTTTTTCCTGATAAAAATATCTCAATTATTGAAAGTCCAGACTATCCAATCGTAGGTGTTGGAGAAAGCACATTAGGACAAATTAATAAATGGACAAGTCTTCTTGGTATAGAAGATAAAGATTTCATGAAAGAAACTGATGCCTCATATAAAATGAGCATCAAATTTACAGATTTTTATAAAAAAGATGCAGGTGGTTTTCATTATCCATTTGGAAAAAGAGAATCAATTGGAGATAATTTTGACAATTTAAATACATGGTTTTTTAAAAAAGCATTAAAACCAGAAACACCTGTACAAGAATATGCTAGAGTGTATTACAAGTCAATGCCTCTAATCGAGAATAATAGAATTACAAACAACTCAGAAGAGTATCCATTTGATTTTAAATGGGATACCGCATATCATTTTGATGCTACTAAATTTGGGCAAGTATTGAAAAAAAATTATTGTTTACCTAAAGGTGTCAATCTTATACAGGATACGGTTGACAATATAGTTGTCAATGAAGATGGTATCGATTATCTAATTCTTAAAAGTGGTGCTAAACATAAGGCAGATTTATATATTGATTGTACAGGTTTTAAAAGTTTATTATTATCTCAAACATTAAAAGAAGAATTTATTTCTTTCAATGACATTTTGCCAAATAACAAAGCATGGGCAACACATCTTCCGTATATTGATAAAGAAAAAGAATTGGAGTGTTTTACTAATAGCACTGCAATATCAAATGGATGGTGTTGGAATATTCCATTATGGTCTAGAATTGGCACAGGATATGTTTACTCTGATAAATTTATTAGTGATGAAGAGGCATTAGAAGAATTTAAACAATATCTAATGTCGGATAAAGTTATCATTCCTAGGACTAGAGAGCAAGTAGATGCAATGACGTTTAGACCCATAACTATGCGTGTTGGTATTCATAATAGGACCTGGATAAAAAATGTCGTTGGTATTGGACTAGCAGCAGGATTTGTAGAACCTTTAGAAAGTAATGGATTATTTACAGTCCACGAGTTTTTACTTCAATTAATGCGTACTCTACAACGTAGTGATGTATACACCCAATTTGATGTAGACACTTATAACACTTCTACCAAAGAAATGTTTTACGAATTTGCTGAGTTTGTTGCTATACACTATGCTTTATCAAATAGAGATGATACATTATATTGGAAAGATGTCACTCGGCAAAAAAATAGAATGACTAACGATTTAGTTTCTAGAATTACTAGACCATCAAATGCTGCTTTGAAAATTTCCTGGGCAAAAAATACTGATAAGAGATGTCCCCAAGATTTATTTGCAGGAGATATTCCAATTTCTGCTGGAATGAATTATAATTTTATAACAAAATTAGATATAGATTTAATGAAGATAGCTAACCCAAATATGGATTATGAATCTTTGATTGAGCAAAATAGTGAATCATGGGAATATTGGTATTCTAAAAATTTAGATAAAGCTATGAGATGTCCTACATTGCATGATTATTTAAAGACTAATATTCATACAGATAAATAGATAAGAAGGGTCTCTTTGTATTCATGTCCAAATCTAAACCTGCTACAAGGCAAGAATTAATTGATTACTGCCTTCGTAGACTGGGTGCTCCAGTGCTAGAAATTAATGTAGATGAAGACCAAGTAGAAGACTTGGTAGATGAAGCACTGCAGTATTTTAACGAAAGGCATTTTGATGGTGTTGAGAAAATGTTTCTCAAACATAAACTTACTGCTGCAGATGTAACTCGTTTCCAAGAAAGTAACACCAATACTACTGCTCCAAATGGAGATGTATGGGAAGAGAGGAATAATTATATTGAAATGCCTGAGCACGTTATCGGTGTTGAGAGATTATTTTCTTTTGTTGCTAGTAGTATTCGTGGTGACTTGTTTGGTATCGAATATCAAATGTTTTTGAATGACTTATATGCATTTGGGTCATTAGATATTCTAAACTATTATATGACTAAAACTTATCTAGAAACTCTAGATATGGTATTGAATACTGGTGCGTTTATTCAACTTAGATATACTAAGAGGCAGAATAGACTCTACATTGATTATGAAGCAAAGAATATGAATGAGGATAGATACATTATTGTTGAGTGCTATCGGGCATTAAATCCTACAGACCATACAGCAATCTTTAATGATTTTTTCTTGAAAAGATATCTAACTTCACTTATCAAGAGACAGTGGGGTCAGAATTTAATCAAGTTTAATGGCATCCAACTTCCTGGTGCTGTAACACTTAATGGAGAGAAGTTATTCTCAGATGGGCAAAAAGAGTTGGATGAAATCGAATCAAAAATGATTTCGGATTACGAATTACCACCACTAGACGCAATCGGTTGATATGGCTAAGAGTGTATATTTTCCTCAGCATGGTGGAATCACCCCTGAGCAAAGACTTGTCCAAGATTTAGTTGATGAGCAACTAAAGTTATTTGGTGCTGAAGTTTTTTATATTCCTAGACAGATGCTAATTGATAGAGCACTGCAGGATGTTGTAATGTCTAAGTTTAAAGAGGCATATCTCGTAGAGATGTATCTTGTAAACGTAGAAGGTTTTGGTGCTCAATCAGAATTTATTTCTAAGTTTGGTCTTCGTGTTACTGACGAAATTACTTTTGTTGTATCGCAGAGAAGATGGGAAGATGTTATGGCAAGGTCATTGACTCTTACTATTCCTGCAAGACCAAACGAAGGAGACTTACTTTATTATCCTTTAACAAATGATTTTTATGAAATTAAATTTGTTGAAAGAGAATCTCCTTTCTATCAGTTAGGAAAAATTTATTACTTTACTATGACTGCTGAAATCTATGAGGCAGGCAATGCTATCTTTGAGACTGGTAATATCAACCTTGATAGTATTGGCAAGGAAAGTCAAAATGCATATGAATTTCCCGTATACTTCAAAGACGGTGGCACTGGCAATTTTGATGTTATGGAAAAGGTAAGACAGTTGTATGTTGATACTGCTGGCAATAACGTAGTAGTAGAAGCAACCGTTGCTGCTTGGGACCCTACTACAAGAGAGTTAAAACTAACCTATATAAATGGAGATTTAGTAGAAGATGTTAACATCATTGGTCAAACCACTGCTGCTACATGGGAAGTAGAATCTTTCTCTACTATTGATATCGATCTTGAAAATAATGACTTCTCTCAGAATCAATACCTTGAAGATTTTGGAGACAATATTATTGATTGGACCGAAGGAAACCCATTCGGTGAGTATGGAAACAAAACGGATAGCTTCTGATGTTAGGGAATCATTTTTACCACTCATGTATTAAGAAAACTGTAGTTGCTTTTGGCACGCTGTTTAACAACATTCAGGTCATTAAACGAGACCCAGAAACGGGTGTTGAAATCGAGCGTCAAAAAGTAGCAGTTGCTTATGGACCAAAGAATAAGTTTCTTGCTCGTCTTGAGCAGAATCCTGAGGTAGGTCGTAAGGTTGCTATTACGCTTCCTAGAATCTCATTAGAGATGACCAATATGGATTATGACCCTTCTAGAAAAACGAGTCCTATTCAGTATTACCTGAAGGAAGATGGGTCTGCTGCTACTGCTAAAAAGCAATACATGCCTGTGCCATATAATATTGGATTTGAATTAGGTATTATTGCAAAGTCACAAGATGATGCTCTTCAGATTATCGAGCAGATTCTTCCATTTTTCCAACCAGCATTTACAGTAACAATAAACATGATTCCTGAAATGGAGGAAAAAAGAGATATTGCATATGTCCTAAACTCTATTGATTATGAAGATGATTATGAAGATGATTTTATGACCAGAAGAAGTATTACTTACACTATGGGATTTACTGCTAAGACATATCTTTATGGTCCTCTTGTCAATGCAGATCTTATTCGCAAGAGTATT